GTAATCTTAGTTTAGTAGATTATCCTAACGTACATTTCGTAGGTGATGCTTTAAGTGCACGTGGTATTACAGTATCAGGAGCACAAGCAATTTATGTTGCTGAATTTGTGCTTGGAGAAGGTAAAGGTATTCCGTACATTTGTGAATGGGATAATCATCAAGGAGATATAATCAATCAATAATATTATGGAAAACCAAACAAATAGAAAATTCGAACCATCAAAGAAAATTACTCGAGCCGATGGTACTGTTGCTTATATTTTTGATAATAAGTTACATAATTGGGAAGGCCCAGCATTAATTCCTGAAGGAAATAATCGTAAACGTGAATATTATTTAAATGGTATTCAACTTACTGAATCAGAATGGAAAGCAGCACGTAAAGAACGAGAAGGTCTTCCATGGTATAAAGGAGCATCAGGAAAAGGAGCAACAAATAGATTTTAATATGGGACACAAATATGAACCAATTCCTCGTAAAGGAGATAGATATGAAAAAGCATGGGGTTATGAACTTTGGATTGTAAATCATGATGCTTATTGTGGTAAACTTTTAGTATTTGAAAAGGATAAAAAATTTTCAATGCATTATCATATGATTAAAGAAGAATCATGGTATGTTGCAAAAGGAGAATTTGAATATAGATGGATTGATACTGAAACAGCAACAATTAAATCAACTAGGATTGTTGAAGGAGATGTTGTAGATTTAGAACGTGGTCAACCACATCAATTACAAGCACTTACTGAAGGAGCTACAATTTTTGAAGTATCGAGTAAACATTACGAAGAAGATAGTTATAGAGTTATGAAAGGAGATTCACAAGGATGAAAATAGGATTTTGTGGTACAATGAGTGTAGGTAAAACTACACTCGTTAATGCACTTAAAGAATTACCTGAATTTAAAGATTATACATTCAGGACAGAACGTAGTAAATATTTGATGGAACTTGGTATTCCTTTAAATACAGATTCAACAACAAAAGGTCAAGCTGTATTTTTAGCAGAACGAGCAAGTGAATTGATGCAAGAAAATATTATTACTGATCGTACTATTATTGATGTAATGTCATTTGTAAAAGCATCTAAATCAATGAATTATTACGATGCTGAAAAATTTTGTGAATTTGCTAGAACACTACTTCATGAATATGATTATTTATTTTATATTTCTCCTAAAGGAGTAGAAATGGAAGATAATGGAGTTCGTGAAACTGATTTACAATATAGAGAAACAATCGATTCTATTATTAAACATCAGTTAGATTCTAATAAACATAGAATAAAAAAATTAGTGCGTATTACGGGTTCTACTGAAGAACGTATTGCACAGGTGAAATCTGCCCTTTTTTCATAATATTTATAACAAAATATTTTTATCAATGAAAAAATCAGAAGCCAAAGAATACATTAAAGAACTTATTGTAGCTGAATTGTCTGAAACGAATGTAGAAGAAGGAACATATGTTGGTGCAGGAGCTGTTGCCGCTCTTCAAAAAGATCCTAAATTTGCCGCTTCGAAAGATAAAGTAACTCCTATCAACACCTTAAAAGCTGGAGGAAGTGTTACTCTAGAAAACGAAGAATTTGATATGGAACCTTCAGCAACAGATATAGATAATAACCTTTCTGTAATTAAATTAAAATCAAAACATGAAGGTGTAGTCAAAATGATGAAAGCAATTGCCAATAAATGGAAAAATGCTGACGGACCTGAAAAAGATAAATTCTTTGCACAATTAAAAGATTTAACTAAGATTAAAAAAGAATTAGAAGCATTGATGAACCCATCAATGGAAGACGACGACGAAGAATTTTAATGAAATATATTTATCAAATTTTGAGTTATGCAGTTGTTATTATAATAGCTGTGATTATTACCACAAACCTTAAATATGCTCGTGGTATAGATTATAAAAATGAAATTAATAATCTACATAAACAAAATGACTCATTACAAGCTAATATAGATTCTAACACAGTTATAATCAAATCTTTATCTTTAGAAATTGATAGTTTCAAACTTAAAGTAGAAGAAGATAAAAAAGAATTAGCTAATTTGAAAATAAAAGCTAAGAAAAATAAACAAAAGTACAATGAAGAATCTAATCGCATTAATTCTCTTAGTAACGCTGCCGTTATTAGCGAGTTCACAAACGCTTTCGAATGATAGTACTTGTTGCGTTCCCTGTAAATCATTAAAAAAAGCTTTACTTGTAAAAACAGAACGTGATTATTTAAAAGAACAAATTGGAGTCGCTCGCGACTCTATTGTTATTTTATCTAGAATTGTAACAAATCAAGATTCTGTTATTATCAAACAAGATAGTACAATATCTTTATATAAGAAAAATGAGGAAGAATATACTCAAATTATTAAAAATAAAGATACTGAAATAGAAATCAAAGATAAACAGATTAAAAAAGCAAAAAATAAAGCAAGAGTAGCTTGGATTACAACAGGTGCAAGTGCTATTGCTTTTATAATAATATTGTTATGAGTCAAGATTTAAGACAAATAATTCGCGAAGAATATATTAAGTGTGCCCAAGATCCGGCACACTTTATGCGTAAATATTGTCACATCCAACATCCTCAAAGAGGTAGAGTTTTATTCAACCTATACCCATTCCAGGATAAAACATTAAAATTATTTAGAGATAATCCTTATTCAATTGTATTAAAATCAAGACAGTTGGGTATCTCAACATTAGCCGCAGGTTATTCTTTGTGGTTAATGTTATTCCATAAAGATAAAAACGTACTCTGTATTGCAACCAAACAGGAAACTGCTAAAAACATGGTTACTAAGGTTAAGTTTATGTATGATAACTTGCCTTCCTGGTTAAAAATACCTGCAGACGAACATAACAAATTAACACTTCGTTTAAACAACGGTTCCCAAATCAAAGCCACTTCAGCATCAAGTGATGCAGGTCGATCAGAAGCAGTATCTTTGCTAGTAGTCGATGAGGCCGCTTTCATTGAAAATATTGGTGAGATTTGGGCTTCAGCTCAACAAACCTTAGCAACTGGAGGGGGTGCAATTGTATTATCAACTCCTTATGGTACAGGTAATTGGTTCCACCAAACATGGGTAAGAGCAGAAGCTCAAGATAATGATTTTTTACCTATTAAATTACCTTGGTACGTTCACCCTGAACGAAACGAAGAATGGAGAAAACGTCAAGATGAATTACTAGGTGACCCTAGATTAGCAGCTCAAGAATGTGATTGTGACTTTAGTACCTCAGGTGATGTTGTATTTTATAATGAATGGATAGATTTTATTAAAGAAACAACAATCCAAGATCCTTTAGAACGAAGAGGAGCTGACCAAAATTTATGGATTTGGGAACCAGCAGATTATTCTAGAGATTATATGATTGTTGCTGACGTTGCTCGAGGAGATGGAAAAGACTCTTCAGCATGTCATGTTATAGACATAGCAACAAATACCCAAGTAGCAGAATATAAAGGACAATTACCACCTAAAGAATATGGTTATTTTTTAGTAGGTTTAGCTTCTGAATACAATAATGCAATGCTTGTAGTAGAAAATGCTTCTATCGGTTGGGCAACACTAGATGCTATTATTGAAAGAGGATATAGAAATCTATATCAATCACCCAAATCAGATGTAATGACAGCAGAATCATATTTGAGAATATTTGAAGGTAATTCTGATATGACTCCTGGTTTTACAATGTCTATGAGAACAAGACCACTTGTAGTAAATAAATTCCGTGAATATGTTGGGGATCGCTCCGTAACTATTCGTTCAAAACGATTATTAGAAGAAATGAAAGTATTCGTTTGGAAAAATGGTAGACCTGAAGCACAAACTGGATACAATGACGATTTAGTAATGTCATTTGGTATAGGAATGTATTTAAGAGATACATCTTTAAAATTCCAACAACAGTCTCATGATATGACTCGAGCTACGCTTGGTAATATGAGTAAGAGTACGTATGTTGGTGCTTATAATTCAAACCAAGTAAAAAATCCATATTCTATTCAAACAGATAAAGGAATGGAGGATATTAGCTGGTTGCGATAATATTTATATATATAATAAAAACATAAAATGGCAGATACTAGTTTATTCACCCGATTACAACGATTGTTTTCAACAGATGTTATTGTACGAAATGTAGGGGGAAATCAATTAAAAGTAATGGATGTAGACTCTATCCAACAATCAGGAGATATTGCTACTAATTCATTAATGGATAGATATAATCGCTTATATTCTCCAGCCGCTTCATCATTATTAGGTGCCCAAATTAATATAAATTGGCAATACCTAAGAACCATGGTCTATTCAGACTATGATAATATGGACTATGATGCTATTGTGGCTTCTGCTCTTGATATTGTTGCTGATGAAAGTACATTAAAAAATGATTTAGGTGAAGTACTTCGTATTAAAAGTAATAACGAAGATATTCAACAAATTTTATATAATTTGTTTTATGATGTATTAAATATTGAATTTAATCTTTGGTCTTGGATTCGCCAAATGTGTAAATATGGTGACTTTTTCCTTAAAATGGAAATTGCTGAAAAATATGGTGTTTATAATGTTATTCCTTATACAGCATATCATATTGAAAGACAAGAAAATTATGATAAAGAACATCCAAATGCTGTAAGATTTAGATATTCACCTGAAGGTATTTATGCTGGTGGATCAGGTTATTACGGTTCTCCTAATTTAGGATCATTTAATGATAACGAGCAAGGTATTTTCTTTGATAACTATGAAATGGCACATTTTAGATTATTAACAGATGTTAATTATCTTCCTTATGGTCGTTCATATTTGGAACCAGCTCGTCGTATTTTTAAACAATATGTGTTGATGGAAGATGCTATGTTAATTCATAGAATTTCCCGCAGTCCTGACAGACGTATTTTTTACATTAACGTAGGTTCAATTCCACCAAATGAAGTAGAAAATTTCATGCAGAAAACAATTTCTACAATGAAACGTACCCCATTAATGGATAGTCAAACAGGTGAATATAACTTAAAATACAACCAACAAAACTTACTTGAAGATTTCTACATTCCAATTCGTGGAAATGATACATCAACTAAAATTGAAACTACACCTGGTTTACAATATGATGGTATTCAAGATGTTACTTATTTAAGAGATAAATTATTTGCTGCCCTTAAAGTTCCAAAAGCATTTATGGGTTATGATAAGGATTTAAGTGGTAAAGCAACATTGGCTGTTGAAGATATACGTTTTGCTCGCACAATTGACCGTATACAACGCATTACCCTATCAGAACTATATAAGATCGCGTTAGTTCATTTATATTCGCAAGGTTACACCGGAGAAGAATTAACTAATTTTGAATTAGATTTAACAGGTCCATCAATTATATATGAACAAGAAAAA